CTTGGATAAACGCGGTAATACGTCTATGTTGGTCGGAAGTCAAGTCCATTCTAATTAGTATGGACAAAAGTACCTTAGATGCCTTATGAGAGAGTATAAAATAGGTCAATTTTATACTCTGTCTGTATTCGAACCGTATCACACAGTATCATCGTTGGATAACTTGATAGCGTACCACTTGTGTTTCAAATAAACGTTGAATCAACTGGACCGCACGAGTAGGAGAAAAATCTGGATTACAGCAAAAAATATCAATGTAACACGATTGATGTTCGGGATAGGTATGAATGGTAAAGTGACTTTCTGAAAGAACGAATGCATAGGTATATCCAACGGGAGGGAACTGATAACCCGCTTGTGCAACAACGTGAAGTTGAAGGTCCCGTACGATTTCATCTAAAAGGGGACGACCGTGTGTTAGATATTCTAGTTTTTCCTTATGCGGTACATGATACACATTGACGAGCAAATGTACGCCAACAGATGGACCGCCTAGCAAGTTACTCATTAATAGTTTTAGTAATGGAAGTGTTTAGGTTGAATGTTGCAAATAGTTGAAGAGATTGTGCTTTACCTAGACGAGCCGATAGAATATCCTTTGTTAGTTTGCGGTCCGTCTCTTTCCATGTAGGAAGGGCGCTGAGTTTTTCAACAAGTTCTGTCTTGGGGGCATCTATTTCAGGCCACTGAACGATCCATCCATTCTGTTCCATTGTAGTCAGCCATTCATGCAATATATGTGTGAGTGGCCGAGCATTCATCTCGGATGGAAGTGCGACCCATCGACCACGATAATCTGCAATCCAAATCGGGTGGTCACGTTTCCATGTAGTAGGATTGGAAGAGAATAGAATTTCACCCTTCAGTGCACTGCTGCACTGGGTTCCATCTTGAATGTGATCCTGGACCATTTCCTTCAATAGAACAAATTGTGTCTGACACATAATGGAAAGGCCGTGATACAAATCGAGGTAGTCTTTCTCTTCGATTCGACTTCCATTATATACTGCCGCAATCAGATCGTGAAGCTTCTTTCGTTTACGCATCAGTGATGTATTTTTAAGGCCGTCTGTTTGCTGTTGAAGCGAAGTGCTAAGTTCAATCAATTGTTCAATACGTGTATGTTCGGGGGAAAGAGAATAGAGAGCGGGGTCCGAAATACACGAGATCACGCTCAAAATTCCTGCAGGATTCAAATGAAGTGATGTATATCCCTTAAGATATAGATTATCAAGCGATGAATCCGATAGGGAGGTAGGAACCTCAATCGAGTCCAACACTCGGAGTCGATTGGGATTTTGTTCAGAGAACGAAAGAAGCTCTCTGTAGCTAACGTTTTGATATTTCTTGGCGGGTGTTGTCATTCTAGTGTTTTATGACGGGTTCACTTTAGGTTCAATTTTACGATTCCTGATATTGTTCATTCTGAATACGAATGGTCTCGAGCTCTTTCAAGCGATTTTCGTGTTCATTTCGTGTTGTTAGACAAAACTGGATATATTCTTTGATATGCTGAAAGGCGTCATCGGTAAGAGAGGATAGATCAAAAAAAATACCATTTGAATTTTCACTGTATGTTACTTTTAGTTTACGAATAATTCGAAAGATTTCTTCTTGTTCCGTTTGGACCAATGCTGGAATGGTGTCAAATATTTTTTTACGTTCCTCGTAGGACATTTCTAATTCCGTACAGATGTTCCAGAATTATAGCTAAGCGCATTAGTCTTCGTCCTCTTCGTCGTCTTCTGGCTCCGATTCCTCTTCAGGCTCTGATTCCTCTTCTGCCGGTACTTCTTCCTCGGGTGCGATAATCGCTGGTTCCTCTTCCTCTTCCTCGGATTCCATATCCGATTCCTCTTTTACTACCTGGCTAGCACCGTCTTTTCGAAGAAACAGACCGCTTGCCAGGATATAGGTATCATGAATGGCAAACTTGGAGCGTTTCAGTTCGACGTACACACTGTCTCCAATTTTAACTTCTTCGAATTCAGGCTCGTTCAAATGAAGATCGCGTGGAACTTGAATACGAATGGCATCGTTGTAATTGATATAGAGACCCATCTTGTTTTTGCGAATGACTCTTCCAAGAACTTGCACGCCTTCCACCGGATAGACAACCTTTCCCTCCAGTTTTACATAGTAAATGGCATCGCCTGTAAAACGAGCGGACTCAAAATATCCCATCGAACGAGAGAGAAGTTGAAGGGAACCGGGAAGGACAAATCCCTGCTCGGAGCATTTGTTTTCAACACTTTCACGTGCCTTGCGAAGCAGAATCTCCTCGATAGGGGTGGTCTTCACTTCATTGAAGTCGCTTGGAGTAAGACTGATCTTCTTCTCAAAGAATGCGGTGGACTCCATTCTTCTGTTGGCTAGGATCCTTTTCTTAAGCGCCTGCGCTCAATTTTATTGATCTTTGATGGAACCTTTATGACCGGTATAGTATGCCTCTACCGGACGAAAGAACCATCGCTTATCATTCATTCGTTCAGCATCCATGAATCGTAACAATATATTCATTAGTGTACAAATACGGATGGATCCTTTAATGGATTTTTCAGTAACGAGTGTCTCGCGTGTGAGATTAAAATTAGTACCTATGCGAGTCTGTAAGATTTCGCCAATCGATATTAAATTGTTAAGATGGTCTTTTACATTACTTACAATCATACATTCACTTCCTCGGCCGATCTTTCCATTTACTTCTGGCGATTTATTGGTCTTGAATACAATATGTCCATCTTTGGGAACGTTATATCCATATAGTATTCCCGTTGTTTTCTTATTCACTGGAAGTTGTCGAAGGGGGTCTGTTGTGGAGCGTTCAATTTGATCCACTACTGATTTCATACACGCTTTACCCTCTTCGCATGTAAAATTAATCGCTCCCGTTTTTGGATAAAGATAGCGATTGACAATCATTTTACCAAATGGATATTGATTTTCTCGTATCAATTCAATTAAATTCAATCCAGTCGAATGAACCAGGAGTGTCTGTTCGTCCATTGTCATCCATTCATCCCAAAAATAAAACAGAAGGGTCTTTCGAAACGATTCTGGATTTTTAGGGGTAGAAACGTGAAAGGAGGAATGAAACAACTGAATCATTTCTATCATTTGTAAATAGGTATCCGACGGATTATCAGATGCAGATTTGATATGTTGCTCTATTTCAACAGGTGGAGGACGATATCGCTCGTTTGTTGACAGGTTATTAATCCATTCTGTCGTTGCGTCCCAAAATGATTCTGCCGATCCCAAATGTGTTTCGCGTTCTTCTTGTTGTTCATCTGATTCTGGGATCTCATACATAATAGGAGTATATTGATCTCGTTTGACAGGGAATTGTGCAGTACGAATCGCAAGAGGGATAGTGAGATCCGTATAGACATTTGGTTGAAATAGATAGTATCCATTGCAATAACGAATGTATCCTGTTATATTCCTGTGGCGGATCTGGAATGTCTTATTATTCACAATCTCGCGTAACAGATCCGTTGCGATGAGCCGAGGGATATTCATCACGCCAAAGATACTCCACAGATCTTCTGATTGATAAAAGGACTGTTCTTCAAATCGTTCGCGAATCAACTGTTTGATCTGATGCACACGCCACCGAGCAGAGAATTCGTCATAGGTAGAATCGTCCAGTGTAAGGGATTTTACGTCAATATTGGGATCACATGTATATTCGCACGTTTCAATCCAGTCACATACTGCAGTAAAGGGCATATCATTAATATTTACCTCTTCGCGACGAACACGCTGTGAATCGATCTGTTCGATCGAATCTTGATTATGGATCACGATCGCTTCGTGATTCAAATTACAATCGAGAGAGGATTGTTTCATAATCCGTGTCACACGGCCAATCTGCACTGCCTTTTTAAATCCGACACGGTAACTATATTGATCTGCCGTTTCTCGTTGATCCGCGGGAAATACCGCGGTATAGAGATAAATCGTATTGTTACGCTTTTCCTTGGGAAGTGCGCAATGAGATAGAAAACGGATCGCACGTCCAATGATCTGTTCTGTTTTATTCAAATGAAACCACGAATCAATAATATGGGTTTCACGGACAAATCGAAGATCGACACCTTCTGACGCGATCTGGGAACCGAGCAGGATTTTGATCTTTCGCCCATCTTTGTTTTCCATTCCACGCTGTATGGTAATTGTTTGCTCATTGTTAGGGGAAATATCAATGTCACCAGTAAGGATACCATAATAAGCAGGACTAAACGGATGATCTGCGTTTCCATGCTCTTTTTCTTTTCGAGGGCATAATGCACATTGTTTTCCACCAGGGGCCTGGATTCCATCGGCCAGGAGAGCCTTTCCGTGATAGGGAAGATATCCATTCGCCTCCAGTACAAGCGCCATAGAGAGCGCACCGCCACCAACGAACCGAGTATAGGCAAAGACGCATCCTTCTGCACGTCGTGCACGCTCTAAGAAGAATTGGAATTTTGGACTGTATTGTGCAAGTGGTCCGCTAACAAGCCATTTGGCACCTGTCTCTGCCTTAGCGCGGAAACGAACATGACCGCCAGACGATTCGCGATCGAACACCGTGCCAATGGACCCCTTGTCGGTACGCATAATATAGGCGTCATAGGTATCACCCTGTGTAACAGTTGTGGCAGGGACGACAATATTACCAGCGTGAACTAATTTCTCAAGCATAAAGGTGCTGAGACCTGTTCCGCCTTGTACAACTGAATTGGTAAATTGTAGAGAGGCGCGAAGCGCATCGCCTTCTAGTACAATAGGAACAATCGGTAGACGCCGATAGTAACCTCGCTCTTCCTCTGAGAGAACAACGCCGCGCGGATTCATTGTAGGGTAGTCGGCGAATGCGGGAATGGATTGAGGAAAGAGACGAACGGGAAAGGATAACGGGTTTTCACCGCGCATGAAACTGACATAGCGCTGAGCGGTATAGGATAATATTTCTTTTCCGCGTTCTGTTATATTTCCTGCGGAATCGAATACTTGTGTCGAAATGATTTCCGCCTTCTTATCGTTTCGCAATAGCAAGTTCAGAATGAATATGATTTCTAGATAGGAGTTATACATAGGGGTTGCAGTAAGAGCGCAAAACTTCATTCCCTCAGAATAACGTAGAACATCCATCAGATAGGGCGTCAATAGTTTTCCACCTGCTGTGTCGTTATCGTCGTCTTTCAAGTCTTCTTTCTCGTCGTCCGATGATTTAGAGACATCGCGAAGATTATGTGCTTCGTCGACGAGGAGAAGTTTTCCACTGAAATGTTGTCGAATGATCTGTTTCTTGAACATTTCTGCCTCTTCCATCGTTAGGTGACCAGGGATCCGTTTTAACAAATCACGAATGTAGTTGGCGAATGAGATGTATCCAAAGATTTTGTATCGACGTTTGACAGCTTTGGCTACCGCTTTTTCGATTTTTGCCTTATCTCGCTCGTACAATGTATTGGTAAGTTTCATGTAGGTATCTCCTGTACACTGTGATGCTGAATTTGGTTCATTGCCTTCTCCAATGGTCACTTTGTTAATATCAAAAATAGTTCGATAAAATCCTTGTTGGATGGTCGGAGGAGCAACGAGATAAACTTCATTGCGAGGGTAGAATTCAAGCCAGGCCTCGACGATTTGGACACCTGCGCATGTCTTACCGACACCGACTCCGTGAAAGAGAAGAGCAGACATGTAGGGTGTTTTGGGAGACATGAAATTAGTAACAAACCGCTGAACAGGCGTAACTTCGAATGTACCGCGTTCTTCACACGGATCACTACTTGGCTCCCACGTATCCTGTAGGGATTCGGCGAATTCACGCTTAGTAAGTAGTTTTTGTAAAAAGGAGTGATCAATGATATCGGGATAGGCGCCGGTTTGAAATTCCCAGGTTTCCATGGATTTGGAAGGAAACAGATTTTTTTGTTGAAGGACCTTCATAAGTTCGTCTCGTTCTTTCACATCCGTAATGGCATCCCAGGCTTCAAGAAGTTCAGAAGGTGGCAGGCTAGCAAAACGATTATTCACTGGAAGAGAAGGACGTTGTAATCGTGGGCCCCTTTTCTTAGACACGACAGGTGCGATAGACGCGATAGGCTCTATGCGAAGAGACTCGTTACTTTTTGGAGGGGCTACACTTTGTTGGGCATCAACGATGGGTGCTTCTACAGGTACTTCACTTATTACAGGTACTTCACTTATTAAAGGTACTTCACTTATTAAAGGTGCTTCGCTTACCAAAGGTGCTTCGCTTACCACAGGCGGAACAATTGATGCAATACTTTTTGGGGGCATACGAGGTCCCGTTCTTCGTGGAACAGATTTCACAACAGATGACGCTACAGGTTGTTCTACGATAGGTTCTGCGACAGGTTCTACGACAGGTTCTACGATAGGCTCTGCGACAGGTTCTGCGATAGGTTCTACGACAGGTTCCGCAACAGGTTCTGCGACAGGTTCTACGATAGGTTCCGCAACAGGTTCTGCGACAGGTTCTACGATAGGTTCCGCAACAGGTTCTGCGATAGGTTCTGCGATAGGTTCTGCGACAGGCTCTGCAATAGGCGCTTCTACTGCCTGTTCTTCCACAACAGGCTCGGAAGCAACAGAAGGCAGTGCAGGGGCAAACGGATCGTTATATAAACTCGTATTTGAGTTCGACGAATCCGTTGACTCCGTCGACATACTATTTATAGTATCATATTTCATTTTCTTTATAAACCCTCCACTTCACAATTTATGATATGTGGTGTCTTGGTAATTCATTAGTCGTTACCGGATGAAAATTCTTCATGATTTTTCCTGCTTTTAATAGAATCTCTCGTTTTTCAACATTATCCGGGCGAATCTTTGTGATCGCTTCCTCTAATGAGCACCATCTAATATTTCCCACTTCACGAACCATATGAAAATTATTCAAATTCATTTCTACTTCGGTTGACTTATGGCACACTGCGATGTAATATTTATGACAATAATGAACCTGATTGGATCCAAAAAAGGTCTCTGAAATAGAATTGGTGTTGTGTAAAATCGTAAAATCGGCATTTGTTAACCCCGTCTCTTCTTGAAACTCACGAACTGCACAACCAATATCCGTTTCATATGGATTTCTACGCCCCTTAGGGAATCCCCATTCGGGTTCTGTCCATTTTGACGGGTTCTCATGAATCAATGCTGGCAATCGATCTGCAAATTGTAAATATCGCCGTTCGGATGATTCATAATCCACCCGATGAGATCGCACGCTAGATGACTCGCCCCATATTTCAAACCATAACTCAGAAAAATTACACGATAATATCAATTGTTGTTCTTTTTGTGTCATTCCCCGCAATAATTTGCTAATATAAACATCATCCTGGAGATTATATTTTCCCCGAATCAGTTCTACAAAAAATAATGTATTCTTTCTCTGAATCAAGAGAAATTGAATACTGTCATTTCCATTGGATACCATATGGTGAGGAGAAAAAAGGGACGTGATGTATGAATCGTCTTGATATCGAACGGCAATAATCCCATAACTTGTTACAGGTGACAGACAATTTCGAAAAATATGACCTGTTAATCCGCAATTTGTGCAATGTTGTGTCCGGATTGGATTCATATAGAATTCCTTAAGGGAGAGACAATTCGAGTCTTTAGATCACGGCGAACATATGTGTGAAAGAGGAAGAAGAAATGATAATTCCTAAATAGAATGCAATTTCCACCCAGTGTATGGGGGCCTTTTTTCTGGCATACGATTCATATTGTTGCCCTTGGTTATTCAAAGAACCCCACTTATACTGATAAGAAATGCGCAAAAGAATTCTACGAGTCCCTTGCGTATTTACTTCCTTGCTCCATTTGCCGCGAACACTATCGTGAGCATCTTACCAAGCATCCGATTACAACGTATCTCGATTCTCGTACCGACCTGATTAAGTGGACCATTATGATTCACAATCACGTGAATAAAATGCTAGGAAAAGTCGAATGGACGTTGGAGGAGGTATTGGCCTATTATGAAAAAGTGGGTGCCCGCAACCGTTCTCCCGTATGGACAAAAGAGGATATGAATGAAGTGGATCATCGTTCCTTTGTGAGAGGATTCCTTACGGGGAGCGTGATCTTGTCGGCTATTGGGGGCGTTGCTTATTTCGTGAATCGAATGTAAGAGTAATAATAGAGAAATGGCAGCTACTACCGCCGCGGCAGCCGAATATGTTTCAAATGCGTTTACGCCTTTCTTTAATAAGGTAAAAGGGGCAGTCAATTCATCAAATCGTGGATTTTTTTCAGGATCATCCAATACTTCTTCCAGTTGGTTGAGTTCAACATCAACATTTAATTCTAATTCTACGATCTCTTCCGTGGGTCAAGTCGCGACGTACGTATTGGCGGTGTTGGTGATTATGTTATTCATTTTGATCATCGTTCATTTCTTTATTACACCGATTTTTCAATTACGTCCCGGTGGTCCCGGTATGATCCCTGTTCCAGGCGGCGATGATGGAATCGTCTTTTGGAATAATGGAAATCATCCACAGATTCTCGATAGCCAGTTGCCAATCGTTGGTGCAGCGTGGGGATATTCACTCATCCTTGATATGTTTATACAGAATCCCTTACAATTTTCCAATAAGTATCGTATCCTATTTAGCCGAGGTGCAGTTCGAAAGTCTGCACCCACTGGCGCAGATACATTTCTAGGCATACTTGATACCTATAATCTGGTGGTGGCACTAAAACCTGACACAAATGATTTAGTGGTATCAGTGTTATCAGGATCGAGTACAACAAAGAACGAGGAGAATGTGGTGATTTCGAATGTCCCCGTTCAGCAATCATTCCGCTTAGGAATTGTCGTAATGGAGAATGCCCTTGAAGTCTATATGAACGGTCATTTGGTCAAGACGCGTAAATACGATTACAATATACAAAGCGTGACAGGACCCATTGATTCGGCGTCTCCTCAGGAATCTACTATAGCATTATTTCCGTTACTCAAGATCTGGAATCGTATTCTCTCGACATCAGAAATGCGCTATTCCAAGCCAGATCTGAATTCAATTGCGCCTCTTGGAGCACTACCAATGCCGTCTACTTCGTCATCATGTAACATGGATTCGGTATCAAGCTCATCATCTTATCTTGGATCTGCCGTGTCATCTGCACAGTCTGCTATCGCAAATACAGAAGCACAGGCTCAAAATGCTGCATCACAAGTACAATCCACATACAAAAGTATCTAAACAGAAAAATCATCCATTCCGCATAAACTCTTCAGATTATTGAACTGCTGTGTAAAATGTGGATTATTGTGATAGTGTTGACGAATGTTATGGGTAACTACATTTGCCCTACTCATATTAACGTGTTTTAAGGATAAATATAGGACAGAATACAGCCTGACATACAGATCATAATTGATTTCGAGTACGAAATTGTCATATTGACGAATCAATGTTTCGCATACCTCGACGCATTCTTTCCAGTATCCCATTTTAAAATACCGCATCACTACACTCCAATAAATATACACGAAATTGGTAGTGGGCTTAATAAAGTTATGTAACATATCTTTATAATCTCCATACGAACGATGAATATCGTCATAAAATTCGTCCAAGATCTCTAAGTAAAACATTTCCTCTCCGTGTCCGTATCCGTCTTGCGTCGTTTTTACGATGAGCTGTTTGATGCGATTCAGAATCGTCATACCAATCGCCTTTGTTGTCGTAAAAAGGCATCCACACGCGACCCATCGATACTCCGTGTAATACTCTCTCTTCCATTCTGCTTGTTTGTATTTCTTATCGGTTACATTCAGAATTTGAAGGTGGAACTTATCGGTTACATTGTGCAATATATGAAGGAGCATATTATTGGTGTACTGATATGAAATCTTAGAGCCATTGACGCCGATATTTGAATCGATCCATCCGAATTTTGTGGTATGAAACGGGTTTGATTCTATCGTCTGCAATACAAAATCAGCCTTGTTACATGTTAAAAGATGCGTTTCGGCACAGGTTCTTATGTCTCTTGTGGGCCAGTACACTTCGCGGTTCTTCTTTACTTGTTCCAATAATGGATAACACCATAATTCCTCAAATTCTTGTACAATGAACTTTGTTATCGATAGAAAAGGTTTCCGACGTTCACGCAAGACGGGTTCCATTAACGCATTGCAGTAAATAACAAGATAGCAAGGAATACGGAGAAGGGGGTCCATTGATTCTACCGTTTCGTTCATTCCTCGTGCTTTTTCATGATAGTGCTGAAGAAGGTAACACGCTGTCGTCAATGTACAGTCTGGGATACCTGCCATGGCTTGCTGTGTGATTGAGATACCATGATACTTTAGATTGATATTCCAATCCATAGATAGAGGATGTCGTTTGGAGTCATCACCGCTGTATTGCTTCTTATTGTTATAACCGTCTATTTGATTGTGTTTGTTATTTATCCGGGCGGCGGAAACAATGATGTGCTTTCTACGCTTACACCGCTTTCTGAAAGGAAAGATATTGTTATGCCTGACGTAACACAAAGAACGCTGCTAGGAAGCAATGGCGGTACGATTATGGGAATGTTTAATTTTTTGAATGGCGATCGAACGGCAAATTATAACAATCAGTATACCCCTTTTCTTCAAATTGCGAACAACTGGTTTCTAGAAGTATCGAATTCACCGAACGACAAACAGCGCACCTCCGCGCGTCTCCGAGTACGGACACAAGCGCAAGGAAGTGGCACACACGATGAAATCATTGAACTTCCTCCCATTCCCAAACAAAAATGGGTCTTTATCGCGGTTCTACGCGATGGTAGACGATTCGATGTCATATACGATGATAAGATTGTCGCTTCTCAGCGCTTAGAGCAATATCCTGTTGTCATCTCCAGCCCTGTTTCAATTGGAAACAAGGGTCTCGGTGGCGCCGTGATTCATGTGATTATCAACGGGACCAGAATGTCTCCTATGGATATCGAGCGTACACGATTAACGTTAGTAGATACGAATAAACTTGTATTAGAAGGCAACCCATTCAATGCAAGTCTCCCGACGATTTCACTATTGGCCGAATGTCCCTCCGGATTACCATGTAACCCTGTGACACGGCCACCGGTCAATCAGATTCTTAAATGGAGTACTCCCTATGCCTAATCACGCGTATCCTAATCCACGTTTGCGACCTTGATAGAATATCCACGTATCAAACAGAACATTATGAGCAGTGCAAACAATTCATCGCCCGTTTTGAAAATGATTCCATATCTCATCTTTTTTGCGGGATTGATTGGACTGTATTACTTATATCAATTCCTGTTTGGAGCACAGACTGGAGTCGGATTTCCTCTTTTAACGGCGAATCAATCGGCAACAGTTGACCCTTCTGCGCCGATTATTATTTCGTCCAAAGATCTACCTGGATTATTTGAGGGCGGTGAATTTACCATATCATCGTGGATCTATGTGAGCAATTGGACATATCATATGAATATGAATAAGGCCATTTTAATGGTCGGAGGTCCCAATTTTGACACGATTCGAATCTATCTAGGTGCTACCAAGCCAACATTGAAGGTTCGCTTTCATACAAAGGAGGCAGGTACGGTAACAACAAGCAGCTCTCAGACAGAGGCTCTGCCGAAGGCGATGCGAAATGCTGTCTTTACGTCGCCACAAACGGATTCGGGTCTGTTGGACGCCTCCACGATCTGTGACTTACCTGAGATCGATCTGCAGCGTTGGGTGAATCTTACGGTGGCGGTGAATGGAAAAACGGTTGACATGTATTTGGATGGTAAACTGGCACGTTCTTGCGTATTGCCTGCCAATTTTAAGGTGGATTCGGGTGGTTATTCTGCAATATTATTGCCGTTTGGTGGATTTGGTGGCCAGATGTCTACTACAACGATGTATGATGCTGCATTAAACCCAGAAGCTGTTTATAAGAACTATATGCTGGGCCCAGCTTTGTAATGCCAAATAAATAATACAATCAATAAAAAGGAGAACCCGACGATGAATGTACTTTTTGGTCCTACAAATACATCGAATCTGAATGGGTCAAATGGGTCCGGCAGTATCGTAAAACAGCTTATGTATGGACTGATCTACGTTGGCATTCTATACCTGGTATTTATATTCGTGGAATTGATGTATAAATATTGGAATCGGATGTCAATGAATCGAACCATACTTGTCGCCAATACCATCAATAGTGATAAAACGATTAGTATTCCACAAAATCCGAATGCAACAGGATCCAATACGGTGAGTCTATCGAGTAATGAGCGCACGGGAGTCGAATTTAGTTATTCCCTTTATCTTAATGTAAACCCCTCCACATTTCAAGGCGCCGATCAGACAACAGGACTCTATCATATTTTCCATAAAGGGTATGCATCACAATACCCATTAATGGCACCCGGTGTCTATATGCGTTCTGATCAAAATACACTTCGAATCTATATGAATACCTACAAGACATGGAATAATTACATTGATGTTGAAAATATCCCTGTCAGCAAGTGGGTTCACCTTGTGATTGTATGCAAGGAACACGCACTTGAAATCTATGTGAATGGTAACATTGCTAAGAAGATGTCATTTGACGGTTTTTCACCCTATCAGAATTATCAGGACATTTGCTGCTTCAGCAATCGCCGCATCTTATTATCGAAATCAAAGGTTGCCTCGTTGGGCGATAGTGATTTTAATGTATTGGGTGCGATGAAGGGTCTGATGAGCCGTCTTACCTATTTTAGTTATGGACTAGGATATTCAGAGATTCAGCAATTACTGAATCAGGGGCCGTCCGATAAAATGGATTCTAGTCAATCTATGGATATTCCCCCGTATATGGCGGATAATTGGTGGACACAATCAAAGTAAAGTAATACAAACAAGTATGATAGACAATCTGTAGATCTAAAGGATATATAGATTACCTAGTACAACACTAGTAATGCCAGGTGGGGGTCTCTTTTCATTGGTCGCCTACGGAGCGCAAAATGTCATTTTGAGTGGAAACCCCGACTTTACATACTTCTATAAAACATATAAGAAATATGCTCATTTTGCGGAGGAATCTATCACATCTGCAATGGATGGTCCACAGGATTTATCATACGATCAGCCGATTCAACTTCGTATGAAAATTCATCGTGTAGCAGATTTGGTACGAGATATCTATTTCGTATTTAATTTGCCAGACATTTACTGCAAATATCTTCAATTACCGCAGGGTCAGCGCCAGTCTCAATATAATTTCTCGTGGGTCAATTACATTGGATGTCATATCATTCAAAATGTTGCATTTTTTATTGGAGGACAAAAAATCCAGGAATTTGACGGATCGTATATGATGGCAAAAGCGCAATGCGATTTGGATCAGGATGCATTTAAGAAATGGCAAACTCTGGTGGGAAATGTACCTGAATTGTATGATCCGGCGAATGGTCTATACGCTGGTGGTTCGATGGGAACAGGGTACCCGCTCGTCTATAATAATAATGGCCAGAATGGATCTACCACATCGCCGCCGAATATCAATCGTCCATCGATTTCAGGCAGACAGCTCCAAGTTCCGCTCCCCTTTTGGTTTGCGGAATCAACATTTGAATCATTGCCACTCGTCTCTCTTCAGAAACACGAATGCGAGATCCAAGTCACTCTTCGCCCGATTCGAGAATTGTATCGAGTGTTAGACAATAATGGGTATCAGGTCGCTCCTGGATATCAATATAATGCATCACCTGTTTCATTGCAGCCTGGAAATGTCTATTATAGTTCCGTATCTGATATTACGGATGTACTCATTAATAATTTTTTGACGGATATTGGAACACCAGTTCCGTTACTCAATACATGGGATCTTCAGCCTCGAATTCAAATGACGTATGTTTATGTAACGGATGATGAACGTACACAGTTTGCTTCCGAGTCTCTCCACTATCTGGTACGACAAATTAGCAAGTATCAGTTTGATAATATTAGCTCGAGACAGTTTGTAGAATTAGATACACATAATCCGATCGAGAGACTTATTATACTACCGCGGCGTTCTGATTCAATCCTCCATCGAAATCAGATCGATAATTTTACAAATTGGACCAATCCATTGAAGCCACAATTTATCCCAACAGGGGGCGGTTGGCCGGCCAATATCAATCTTGTCTCTGCAAGTGGAACATTTGTGTTAAATGGTCAACAATCGATCATGAATACGCTGACCATTTTGGGGGATGGAAACCCATTACAAGAGGAGAAGCCCGTTCAATACTTTACACAGGTGGTTCCATGGAAATATCTGAAGGGTGTTCCTGATCCGAATTTGATCGTTTATCCATTTGCGCTGGTATCGCCGAACACGCAGCCTCAGGGATCGATCAATAGTAGCCGAATCAAATCATTTCAATTGGATTTGAATGTCAACCCGTTGCCGGCAAATACCTTTTATCAATATCAGATTACGACATACGTCGAGAGTTTGAACTGGGTAACTGTTTCTTCGGGCATGGGTGGGTTGAAGTATGCGCTATAAGCTGCGTTGTGTCAAAGCCGTGTTGCGGCAAAGCCGCTTTTTAATCGTGTATCGTCATAGAAGGTCAGATATGAGTATCGATTCACTGATGTCCAGTTTTAAAAATAAAGTGAAGTATACTCTTCACCAAGCAGTTACTGATCCCGCTGCAAATGATTTTGCCTCTTCTCTTAATGATGAAATGCCACTTACGGAAACAAAACAGGTAGAAGAAGAGAAGCCCTATTTCGAGCTACCCACTACGGATGATCCCAATACGTTTGATATCAAACGTTTAATGATAAAAACGGCAAATCGCGCGATCTATATGATTAAACACGGTTTCTATCCAGCGATCGCCATTATTTTAAGTATGTATGTGGCGAACGAAATGATCATGTATCCTTACCCCATTCGCTTTATTTTTTTTATGTTTACGTTTCTGATCTGTAATAATTATATGACATTTTTGGTTCTATTGGCTGTGTTTTATTTATGTAAATGGGGATATCAGACTTTTTTAAATTACACGTCTGACGGCCCCAAAACAAAGATCATGCCGACCATCTTTGCATTGCTTCCTCTTACTACAGATATACCTGTTAGTTCCATTGGCGCTTTTTTCATGTACCCTTTCACGTACCCTAAAAATGAAAAGGATGCCAAACAGCTTCCGATTATTATGAATGATTATATGGAGTCGATGAAGAAAGCATTTACATATTATGATAAGGTAAAGAATCTTCCGTTTGTTGCGGAAGGATTTCAAAAATTGGAAGAGAACATTGAGCATCTTCACGATATACCTGAGAAGCCTGAATCGGAAGAGGAAAACACGTCTCCGAAGACAGAATCGGAAGCGGAAACAACCACGAACAACTCATCTCCGAAAACAGGTCCTACCCGTCTTCCTCCTACTATCAAATTACCGCCGAAGGCGGAAGGGGCGGAAGCGTCAGCGTCTAACAACTCATCTTCAACGGCGAATTCTAGCCGTCTGCCTCCTACCATCAAATTACCTTCGAAGGCGGAAGAGACAACCGTGTCAGAGCCAGAGCCAGTTCCAGCATCAGAGCCAGTACCAGCCACGAACAACTCATCTCAGAAAACAGGTCCTAGCCGTCTTCCCCCTACTATCAAATTACAGCCGAAGGCGGAAGCGACGGAAGCATCAGTACCCGCGGCATTGCCAGCCACGAACAACTCATCTCCGAAGACATCTGCCGCCTCCTTGCCTGCTACCATTAATACATCACAGAAGGCTGCGCCTTCCTCCTTACCTGCTACCGTAACGCCATCTAAAGAATAAATTACTTCGTAAGGCAATGGATATCGTTGTATCAGTTGTCACTCCCACCTATAATCGCAGAGCCTTCATTCCAGCATTGATTCAGATCTATAAGAATCAAACGTATCCTAAGGAAAAAATGGAATGGATTGTGCTAGACGACGGGCGCGATAAAGTAGAGGATCTGTTTCAAGAAGCGGCGAAGACTATTCCCAACCTTCGTTATCTTCCTCTCGATGAAAAAATGCGAATCGGTGCAAAACGAAATATGCTCAATCGAGAAGCGAAAGGGTCGATCATTGTGGCGATGGACGATGATGATTATTATCCAGCGGATCGGATTCATACCGTTGTCCAAGCGTTTGCTAAATATCCGCGCGTCGACCTGGCAGGGTCATCTGAAATGTTTATGTACTATAAGGATGTTAAAAAAATATATGCAATGGGTCCATTTCACCCAAATCACGCAACAAATAATACGATGGCGTGGCGAAAGAGATATTCAGATGTACATCGGTACGATGAGTATGTTACGAAATCGGAGGAGGGGTCCTTTCTCGAACAATATAAGCATCAGATGATCCAACTCGATCCCAAGAAGGCTATTTTGGTCATCTGTCATACTGATAATACAGTGGATAAAGCGGCTCTACGTGAAGAGCATCTGACATCCATTTACCAATCAAAAGAAAAAATGAGAGAAACGTCTTACTGTCTAGAGGATTTTGTAAAAGAACCTTCTTTGCGACTTTTCTATTCTGCCTAAAGCTTCTCACTTACCAATAGGTAATTAAAA